ATTAGAGGCATTAAAAAATGAGTGTTATGAAACTCCATTTGATTCTGCTTGTTGGTACACAATTCCTAGTGAATTCGGAGTTTTATTATGAAATATACAATTCTAATAAATCAGGCTGGTATTGTAGATGCTGGATTCCATACCAAGACAGATGTCATCGACTGGTGCTTGCTTGATTATATTTTCTCATGGGAAGCAAACAAAAAAGTAGCTCGACGAGATGGAAAGGTGTGGATTAACTACAAGCACCTAATTTCAGAAATGCCGCTTCTTGGATTAAACACAAAGGGGGCGATAGCAAACAGAATTAAAAAATTGCGTGAGCTTGGACTTCTTGAAACCTTACAAGATGAAGGCGATAAACGATTATACGTTTTAACGACTGCAATTTATTACGATATAACCCAATTTAGGGGTGTTCACCAAAATGAACAGGGTGTTCACCAAAATGAACAGGGTGTTCACCAAAATGAACAGGGTGTTCACCAAAATGAACATTCATACAACCATCAAGATACAACCATCAAAACAAACTATCAAGAACATAAAAGCCCTCTCTATCCAGCGAGCGAAAATAAAATTTTTGATGAAAAAGAATTACCCCCACCATCGGCTAATCGCCCAACCGTTGACAAAGAAGTCGAAACTCTAACGGCAGATGATGTTGTTAAATATCTCGCTGCAAAATTACTTCAATTGCCAATTGAAGAAGCTCAATTATTTATTTCTTACTACAAAGGGCAAGGGTGGTTTGTTGGAAATAGTCCTGTTGCAAGTTGGCGCGATAAAGCCGAAGGATGGTATTTGAGATATAAACAACGCCAAAATGAGGCGGCAACTAAAAATACCGCTTCAAAAAATAAAAAACCAGCAGGTAGTTATTCAAACGGTACAGCATCAACAAAATTTGAAATGCCCGAAGAATGGAAAAACGACGAATCCGTTTTAAATGCGGATGCCATTGATTCAACTGCAACGCCTTTCATATCTAATTTCTTTCTTACAGGTGAAAAATAATGACCAAGCAAGATTACCTTCAATTTTCTGAAATGTGGCAAGGCGTTCATAACGTTATGTCTTTCGGTAAAGTGTTCGACAACAACAGCATGATGTTTATTTTTGAACTTCTTGAAGATTACCCGTTTGAGGTTGTTAAACAAGCAGTAAAACTTTATGCAAAACAAAACAGCCAATCACCGCAAGCTAGCGACATTATCAACTTGCTAAAAATGGGAAATAAACACCTTTCACCAGCAGAAGCATGGGCTATTTTTCCAAAAAATGATTTTGAAAGCGGCGTGATTACTGACGAAATGTTACGCGCTTGGTGCATTGCATCCGATTTGTACGAAAGCAAACAGTTTTATGCCGCTGAAAAAGCATTTTTATCCTCCTATACGCGCATTGTGTCCGAATCAGAATTGGTGGGAAAGCCTATTGAGTGGAAATTAAGCCGTGGTTCAAATCACGATATGTTGAAAACAACTGTGGAACAAGCTGTAAGGCTTGGACGTTTAAAACCTGATTATGCCAATGGCGTACTTGAATCGTTACCTACTCCAGCGACAGGTATTGTAGCTGGGTTAATTTCAGGGAGCGCACCTGAAAATACACATGATTTTACTGAAGTCGCCAAGGCGAACATTTCACAAATCCTAAAAATGTTTAATGAGGCGGACGAAAAGGCGGAGCTTGAACGAAAACAAGCGCGTGAAGCCGAAACAAAGCGACGCGATGAAATGATTGAGGCGGCACTGGCATTGATTCCACCAGAGCAAGAAATTCACATAACGCATAAACAATGCGTACAAATTCAGATTTAGTCATGGCAGATTACATTTTAGAAAACCTACCGCTTGCGCCAACTGTTAATAATGTTTGGAAACATCGAGCAGTTCGGCGAACAGCGATGGTTTATATGAGTGCGGAAGGCGTTAAATTTCGCGCTACCATTGTAAAAATTGCAAAAGAGAAGCGGTTGTATAACTTAAAGTTAGAATCGCGCCTAGAAGTAAAAATTGAGTTATTTATGCCAGATAAAAGAAAACGCGATGTTGATAACTTTTCAAAATCAACACTCGATGCTTTAACTCATGCTGGTTTATGGCTTGATGATTCACAAGTTGATATTTTAACCCTTGTTCGTTGTGCAATAGTTAAAGGTGGCGCGATGAATGTTTTTATCAAAGAATTGGAGAAATGAGATGAATGAATTAGAACCTAGAGGTTTTTTAGTTGAAACACTTTTTGTTGATGACCAACCAGAGCAAATTGTTGTAGGGCTTAGTGGTGAACAGATTGATGAATTTTTTGATGTTTTAGACTATTCTAGCTCCGTGCCAAAACGCACTCAAATGAAATCATGGATGAGAACAAAAAACTTCGCACAACCAGAAGTTAAAGAAATTGTTGTTGGACTTAATGATAAGCAAATTATAGATTTATTCCTACGCGCTCCTAAATGCAAAGATGCGAGACAGTTTAAAGATGCTTACAAGGAATGGGCTAAAACCCAAACCTTCGCACAACAAGAAGTGAAAGAAATTGTTGTTGGGCTTACTGATGAACAGATTAAAAGATTATCTTGGGAGTTAGATGGTAAAGCCAGTAAATCAAGCAGAAAAGTAATCGAAGATTATCTTAAACCCCAAACCTTTTCACAATCGCAGTCATTTGAGCCGAATTGGGATGATATTGATTCTGATATTTCTATTGTTTTATTTTCTGAAAATTATTACTCAGAAAATGGAGACTCAAAGGGTGCTAAAAGCCTATTTCAATATGAACGTCCAAAACCAGCAGAACCAACCGTTGAAGTCGGGCAGAATTACAAGTATGTCCGTGAAAGCGAATATGAGAATGGACTTTTTGAAATTATCGCAGTGCTTGAAGATGGAAAATTGATTGTCTTAAAAGAAACAAGTGGTCTTGGTTACATTAACAAATCTTATGAAAATTTAATTGCTAAGTTTTATCGCGTCGCTTGATTGTATGCCAATCGACATTTAAATTATCGGTCAGTAATTATGTTTATCACAGAAAAGGCTATGAAGAATTACGCCATTTTCTTTAATTTGCGGTATGATTCTGAAAAATTTTTACATCGAGTTTATTAACAATGCCAGAAAAAGACCCTACAAACTATTCGCTTATCACCTATTGCTGGGTGTTTGGTATTTCTTCTCTTGGGGGTATCGTGAGTTATATCAATAAAATTAAACAAGGAAAAACAAAATCATTTTGTTTTTGGGCATTGATTGGTGAGGCGATTACCAGTATTTTTGTTGGTGTCACAACATTTTTTATTTGTGAATCAGCAGGCATTGAACAAGTCACATCGGCAGCTTTAATTGGTTTAAGCAGTCACATGGGTAGTCGAGCCATTTATTTAGCGCAACACTTTATGGCTAAAAAAATAGGCGTAAATGAAGAATTAGAGCAATTTAAAGGTGAAAATAATGAGTGAAGATAAAAATCTAACTATTGAACAACTCAAAATCCACGAAGGTTTTAGAGCGAAGGTTTATCAATGCACCGCAGGGCATGACACTATCGGTCATGGATACAATTTAGACGCAAACCCGCTTAATTTAAGTAATTATGAAATTGTCGGGTTTAGAAAAAACGGAATTTCAAAAGAACAAGCCGAAACAATTTTAAAAATTCACGTCGCACAAATTGAAACTGCTTTAATTAAGCAGTTTTCTTGGTTTGAAAGCCTAAATGAAGCACGTTGCGCGGTGTTAATTAACATGGCGTTTAATTTAGGCTTGAAAGGTTTGTTATCATTTAAAAATACCTTACGAATGATTGAAACAGGTGACTTTGAAGGGGCATCTAAAAATATGCTTCAAAGCAAATGGGCAACACAGGTCAAAGGTCGTGCAGTTGATCTTTCGGCGCAAATGCGGACAGGAAAATTTAAATAATTCCTAATTCCAACGCCGTGATGGTGTAGGAGGAGTATCAATGATTGATAAACTCAATCAGTCAATCAGACGCGCATTAGCGGCTTTTAAAAAAGACCCGCCAATGCGCGGCAGCGAATGGGCAAACGCTAACTTTTTCCTTTCAAAAGAATCTTCATACAACGAAGAACGCTGGACGGGATTTCCCCCGCAAAACATTATTATCGACATTATTTGCTCCGACGGTGTTGAGCAAATAAACATCATGAAGTCGGCGCGTGTCGGCTACACAAAAATCTTACTTATCGCCCTTGGATATTTCCAAATCCATAAAAAGCGTAATCAAGCAATTTGGCTTCCAACTGATTCAGATTCTATCGACTTTGTAAAAACCCAAGTCAATACCATGATTCGTGACGTTCCCGTGGTTCGGGAAGCGTTTAAAAATTCATTTGAGCGAAAATGTGCTGAAAATACGAACTCAATTAAGGTATTCGACAATAAAACCGTCATGTTTATCCGTGGCGCGAGATCAGCAAAGAATTTTCGCGCCATATCGGTTGATTGTGCCTTTCTTGATGAAATAGCGAGTTTTGATCCTAACCCAGATAAAGAGGGTTCACCTGTTTTACTTGGAAAAAAGCGGACAAGTGGCTCAATTTTCCCAAAAGTTGTGTGTGGATCAACGCCAAAAATGGCGGATTCATGCTTAATGGAATTCGAGCATAAGCGTAGCGAATACAGAATGACGTTTTATGTTCCATGCCCATATTGTGAAACCATGCACCCACTAACATGGGAAACGCTGAAATGGGAAAAAGGACAGCCTGAAACCGCAAAACATCATTGTCCCGAATGCGGTAAAGGCTACACCCAAAATCAGTACCTTGATATTTGGGAAAAAATGATTTTACGCGACGAAGAGGGTAATTATTATCATGATGGAGAATTCTACAATGCTAAAAATGAAGTTATTTATCCACGCAGCATAGGGATTTATTTTTGGACGGCATACATTCCACAACAAACATGGACGACATTAGTTCAAGAATGGCTTGATTGTCACAAAGATCCAGTTACCCGTCGAACTTTTATCAATACGACGCTGGGGCGTGTCGATACCGAAGGTGTTGAAGCTGTTTCACCTCATGAGTTACAAAAACGCGCTGAACCTGATTTTAAAATACTTCCGAATGAAGTTGTTTGTGCCACGATTGGTGTTGACGTTCAAGCTGACCGTATCGAATTCGAGATTGTCGCATGGAGCGAAAAAGAAGAAAGCTGGTCGCTCGATTATCAAACGATATGGGGCGACCCACTAGAAGACGAAATTTGGGAGGAATTACGCGAATGGATAACCACAACGCATTACGAGCGCGAAGATGGCACAACAATTCCAATTTCAATGTGTTTTGTTGATAGCGGATATTTAGCAACACGAGTTTATGAGTGTGTAGACAGAATGGCATTAAGTTATGTTTATGCGTGTAAGGGTTTTAACGGGAATCGCCCTGTTATTGAGCATGAAAACGACCGTCGGCGACGATTATTAAAGGCGCGTAAAAAAGGCGGTCATCCGATTATGGTCGGTGTCGATGAGGCAAAAATCATCATCTATCGCCGCATGGGAATTATGGAAGCAGGAAATTCGGGTTATATGCACTTTCCAATATCACGCGATACAGAGTGGTATGTGCAATTAACCGTTGAAAAGTATGTGACAAAGTTTCAAAAAGGTTTTTCCATTCGTTCATGGGTAAAACCAGATGGCGCGAGAAATGAACCGTTAGACTGTCGCGTTTATGCGTATGCGGCATTTAAAATGTTGAGTGGTCGTTATCGTCAAAATAATGTTTCAACTAAATCGGTGTTTATTCCGCGCGTAAGAGGTCGGTAATTCTCAAGTCAGGGATTCCCAACTTGAGAATTTAGAAAATCTACTTTGAAACACGAGTGTGCAAATTCGTGTTTTTCTTCAAAAACGCCCTAAATTCGTCTATTTCACTAAATTTAGCCAAAACTAGAATTTAAAGAAAATAGTGTAAATATGCGTTAAATGTAGACGTGGCGCGACTTGCGCCTTGTTTTGCTTCGTAACAAAATCGTTCTTGGCAGCTCCTCAATTGGAAAATTTTGATAATTAGCGAGATAACGCGAGTCAGTTAACCCGCATGTGGCTCGATTCTGTAGAGACCCCGACGCTGAAAAATTAAGAAAACCAAACCGTTCAGTTCAAATAAACTAAACGGTTCAGTTCGTACGCGCCACCCGCACCGATTGCACCCTTCCGAAACAGCAGAC